TGGAAAGCGCAAACCCTAGTAAAAAAATCCCGGCTTGGAGGCAGATGAGAACACCAGGCGAGAGAACATCCGGAGCATGGACTGGTGGGTGCGATATACACCCGGATGGCTGATCTGAAACGATCACACTGCAGGCAACTGGCAATACGGCAACCGAAAGAATACTCAGGGGGCATGAAGCAAGGGACAGGTTCTTCTACACGCTATGGAGAACCTGTCACAGACTACCGGACCGAAGAAGCCTAGAGGGCATATAAAACCCATACGGTAGTAACCTACAGAGTTAGAAAAGAGGAAAGCATGAAAGAAATAAAGATGGAGGTGGCATTCACAGATGGCTATGAACAGAGATTCACAGAAGCCTGTCTTAAACAGATGGGAACTGGAAGCATTGATGGAGCATCAGGAAAGAATGAAGGAGATCAGGATGGAGATCAAGAAAAGAAAAGTGCATAAGAGAAGAGTAAAGGCAGCCAAAAAGGCAATGAAGGAGTTCCTGGTGTGTACCGGAGCGGCGATCGCAATGTCGGCTGGCCTGTTTTGTGCCTTCCTTTTCGATCCATACCAACCACCAGAACCAGAACCAAAGATGATACGAGCAATCGGTGGAGATTACTACTACTCAGAAGAGGACTATGAGGACTACTTAAGAGAAAGAGAAGAATACATGAAGGAGGAAGCAAGCAATGAGAGTGATAAGCTGCAAAGCTGGAATGCCGGCCATGCCGATTGATATCGACGGAACGCTGGAATCCATGCAGGAGCTGGTGGGTGGTTACATTGAGACCGTCTGCTATGAAGGCATAAAGAACGTAATATACGTCGTAAACGAAGAAGGCAAGGTAATGGACATGAAGCCGAATAAGTTTATATACCAAGGGAGAGACCTGATCTGTGGGGACTTCTTCGTGGCGGCATTCGGGATCAATGAAGACGGAGAGCAAGACATCGTAGGACTTAATGAACGTCAAGAAGAATTCGTCATGAACACGATCGGCTTCGGGAGGTTGATCTGACATGAAGATGGCAATGAAAGACGGAATGCTCCGGATCATCGAGGCAGACGTCACCCAGGCAGCAATCATAAAATCCTGGGGAAAGATGAAATACAGCAGAGTGAATCAGATGTACGAAGGACAAGTAAGTGCAGAGCTTCTCAATAGACTGGCTACGCTGGTGCGTCTTCCAGCATCCATCGAAAAGATCCGGCAGCAGATGAATACAGTCCAGGAAGCAGTGGACCATGAGCGAGTGAGAGAGGATCCTAAGCCGCTTTATAAATACCCGGTCACAAAGCCACTGTACCAGCATCAGGTCAGAGCAGCCAACATGGCGCTGTTGACCTTCGGAATGATAGAGCAGGAAAAGGAAGGTAATCAGGATGTGGAGAATCGAATTTGAATACACAGATCATAGCAAGATCACCTTGAGGGGCAGGCAAAAGGATATATCGTCCAGATTGGCAAAGAAATACTACCAACTATACGGGAGCAGCCCTAGCTGCATTAAATCTGAGTATAGACAATATCCGTTGAAAGACCACAAACCAATGGATTTGACAGAGAAAATCGAAGAGCTGGAGGAAATGGAATAATGATCATCAGAACTGGGGAAGTAATTCAGGGTCTTAGCAACCTGGAAAATCACTGCGAAAGCATGGTGGATAAAAAAGAACCGGATAATGTATGGAAGCATGACGTGGAAGTCTTAAGAGCAGCAAAGGCCATCATCCATAGCAGAGAGCAGATCGCAGGAGAACTGGACGAGTTGTATCACCACTTTGTAGCAGCCCAGGAGCCCGAATGGGACAACAAGAACCGCTTCTGGCGCTGTCCTTCATGCAAGCGCAGAATACACGAATACCACGGATTCTGCAAGCACTGTGGCAAGAAGGTGGATTGGATACCACTTATGAAGAAAAGAAAAAAGGAGGCGGAGATCCGTGGCCGCAAGGACAGGAAGAAAGCTCGTTCCTGCAAGGAATAAAAAAAAGGTGTGGTCGAAAGAAGATGAGATGTACCTGGAAGACTCCTGGGGCGTAAAAAGCATCAAGACCATAGCGAAGAACCTCGGCAGATCAGAGAATGCAGTCATTGTAAGGGCCCAAAGACTAGGATGCGGAGCCTTTCTGGAAGCAGAAGACTACATCACGCTGCAACAGATTCTTGCAGAACTCTATGGAGCCAGAAACACCAGCTACGCAAGAAAGAGACTAATCGATCATTACGGCTTACCAGCAAAGACTAAAGTAGTTCGGCGCTGCAGGTTTCTGGTGGTAAATATCGATGATTTCTGGGAGTGGGCAGAGAAGAACAAGAGTATTCTGGATTTCTCGAAAATGGAGCCGCTGTGCTTCGGAGAAGAACCGGAATGGGTGAAAGTGAAGAGAGACAACGACAAGCGGCAATCATGGAATGTAGTGCCGCACAACACGGCCTGGACGGCAAATGACGACGAGAAACTCCGACGCATGATAGGAAAGAAGCAATACACCTATCCGGAGATCGCAAAGGAGCTCAGAAGGACCGAAGGAGCCGTGAAGCGCCGCCTCCTTGATCTTGGCATTTCAGAAAAGCCGGTGAGGCTCCCAAACAAGAAATGGACTGATCAGGAAGTGGAAATGCTGCTCGATATGGTAGATCAGGACTTCACCTGGGCACAGATTGGAGAAACAATCGGCCGCAGCGCACTCTCGGTCAGAGGAAAGTATGAACGGATCCAGAACCCAAACTACATGAAACGATACAACCGTGGGCATTCAAAGGATTACGACTACGTAGGAATCCGTGATGTAAGTCCTGCAGAGTTAAGAGAAGAAATGGCTGCAATGAACACGACGTTCATAGACGTGCAGCCAAGAAGGGAGATGATAATGTGACAGCCCAGAAAATCAACAAAGGTTTTGGTTTACTTTTTGAAATGGGCTGCGGTTAGGCAAGACACTGACCGCACTGGCCATCGCCGGCGCAGCATACAAGATGGGAAAAATCGAAAGAGTCCTCATTGTAGCGCCAACGTCCGTCGTAGCAGTATGGCCGAAAGAGTTCCAGGAATTCGCAGACTTCAAGTACACCTGCAGAACGCTCCTGGGAGACAAAGCACACCGCCTAAGAGAGCTGGAAGACCTCCGAAGGTTTCCGTTCAAAGCCATGAAGGTGGCCGTGATCAACTATGAATCCACATGGAGGGATGGCATCTTTGAAGCCCTGCAGGAGTACGATGCGGACATGATCATCTGCGATGAGAGCCAGCGAATCAAGACGCACGATGCAGCACAGAGCAAGGCCATGCATGAACTTGGAGATCAGGCAAGGTACAAGCTCATCCTTTCAGGTACGCCGGTTCAGAACAATGCGATCGACATCTTCAGTCAGTACCGGTTCCTGGATTCCTCCATATTCGGTCAGAACTTCTACCAGTTCCGGAACCGATATGCGATCATGGGAGGATTCAACCGGCGACAGATCGTAGGGTATAAGGACCTGGATGGCCTGATCCGAAAAGAACATTCGATAGCTTTCAGAATCACCAAGGGCGAGGCAATCGACCTACCAGAGCAGACATTCGAGACAAGGAAGGTGTACTTCAGTAAGAAGGAAAAGGACCTCTACGACCGCATCAAGCGAGACAGCTATGCGGAACTTGACAGCGGCGGCCAGATCACTGCAACGACTGTCCTGACCAAGCTCCTGCGCCTGCAGCAGCTCACTGGAGGCTTCCTGGTAAAAGACGACGCTACCAGGCCTGAACAGGTCAGTACGGCCAAGATGGACGCCCTGGCAGACATCGTAGAAGATTACGTTATCGGAACAGGAAAGAAGCTGGTAATCTTCGCCCGGTTTATCGCAGAGGTAAAGGCGATCATCGAGATGGTAGGAAAGCAGCTGCCAAAGGGAATGAAACAGGTGGCCATCTATGGAGACATCAAAAAGGAAGACCGAGGCGGCATCGTGAAAGAGTTTCAGGAAGATCCTAAAACGGTGGTATTCGTCGGGCAGATCGACACCGCAGGAACCGGAATCACGCTCACAGCTGCAGACACCTGTGTGTATTACAGTAAGAACTTCAACTACGCCACATACAGCCAGAGCCTCTCCAGGAT